ACCAACCCGCATCCGATGGGCAGGACGCTTATTGCTAGGTGGCGGGAAGAAGCAGGTGAGCCGCTGGCTGTTTGGCTGGCAGAGGTGTGCGATGCTTGACCTAGCCATAGACGCGCTTATCACGCTTGTAGCCGTCGCCGTAGTGGCGCTGGCGTTTGGGTTCTACTTTGCGGAGAGGTGCAGCCATGCGTGACCTTGCTGAAGTGCGGCGGTTTTGGCCGAGGGCAACCCAGCAAGGTCTGCGGCGGTGGGTTCCGCTGTATGGCGGGACCGGGCTCGAAATCGTGTTTAGGCGCGAGTCAGACACATGGAGCGTCAAGGACTGGCGGCATGGCAGGGTCAAAACCCGCAACGGTGACACCATCGCCGCCGCAATGGCTGCGGCTGGGTTTGGGGTGCGAAAGCATGACGAATACGCACGGAATCGACGGCATAAAAGCCGTTGGGTCACAGAGTTTCAGCGCGGGGAGGGCGGTCTGTTCAGCATGACACCGCTTGTCTACCGCCAACGACCGCACAAGAGCGCGAGGCTGGGCAAGCGCCGCGCACAAGCGGCAAAGGGTAGGCGGGGATGAGCGGGCAAGACCAGATACGGGCGCTGGAGGCAGACTTGGCCTACTGGAAACACAAGCTAGCCGCCGCCAACAAGCGCGCCGAAGTCGCGGAGGCTGAGGTTGCTGCTTGGCGCAAAGCCATACGCTGGCGCATGGCGAACGATTGGGAGTTGCGCTTGTGGCTCAAGACAGGGCCGATTGAGCTAGGCTATGTTCGCGAGGGCAAGGAATGGCTTGGCGAGCCCGATGGATGGATGGCTGAAACGGATGAAGGCGTGCCCGTGTCTGGACTGCCCGACCGCGACACAGCCTGCGCGAAGGTCTGTGAGCTTTTGGGTTTGCCGGTGGTGCTGCCATGATCTGGCTAGCCCTACTCCTACCGCCGCAACCGCTGCTGGTCAGCGTCGCCCGCGTAGAGTCCCGCCACGTCTGGACGGCAAAGGCTGGCAGTCACCGCGGACCGTACCAGGTCAGCAGCCGGTTCAGTCGCCTGCCGTGGTGGGCTTTGCACTTGGAACCCGTCGCACGGTTTGAGGCGTGGCGACACCTGACCTACTGGCATCGGCAGTCTGGTAGCTGGTGTGGAGCGCTGCGGGGCTACCGCTACGGCTGGGCTGGTGTTCGTGGCGACAAGGGGCAACGGTATGCCGCTGCTGTGTCTAGCGGGTGCGCAGGTCTTTGACGTTGGCCGTGTCCGCCTCGATCCGCAACGCCGTGTACCGGGCGACTGCTTGCCGTGCTGCCTCGGTTGCCGCCTTGCCGGCAATGCCTGACAGGAACCGGGCTGTGTGCGGGTCTATCAGGCTGGACGCGCTGGTGAGTACCGCAGCGGCTACAGCGCCGGCAATGTCTGCTGCCAGTTCTTCTACCTGGTCATTCCGCATGTACCCTCTTGGCGTCAATGGTCGCCCGGTCTACACCGTCACAGCGGACTTTGATCCGCCCGGCTGGACGTGGCAGCGTCGGGTGGTTGTGGATGCCGACGGTGCAGGTCTTGCGCTGCTCTGCGCCACAGCCGACTAGCAACAAGGCGCAGACAACAAGCCGCATCATTGGTCGCCGCCGACATACCGCACCACAGTACAGCGGTTCCACCAGCTGGGCGCCACCTGCTGATTGATGCCGTTCAGCGTCCACCCGCAGTCAATAACGGTCTTGCTCTTGTGGTCCACAATGACCGCTGTGTGACCCTGCCGCGTCTTGCCGTTGGCGTCACGGTAGTCAGGATACACAACAAGGTCGCCGGGCTGCGGGTCAAACGGTAGCTTGTTGCCGCCGGCTTTGCCCAGCGCCACGAACTTGCGCCCGTAGGTCACTGCGTCTTTGTAGATGCTGTCCGTGCTACAGCCCCACATGCCTGGCACAACAGTTGCCGAACGGTCTAGCCCGCAGCACCACGCGACAAAGCCGGAGCAGTCGCAGAACAGCGCCTTCTTGGGCAGCAAACCGCCCTTGGGCTTGCGCCAGACCAATCGGGCCGGTAGTGCGTCGTCCGGGTGGTAGCCTCCGCAACCGAGGCTGTAGAGGATGCCTTGACCAATGGCCGACTGTGCCCGCGCCAGTATCTCGGCGCCGGTCATTTGGCCACCGCGGTTACGGCAGAGGCGTCAGCAGCTAGCGCCGTTGCGTCACCTGGTAGGGCGACAACGGCGCCGCTGCAATCGCAGACTTGGCAGCCGTCTGCGGGCTTGTCAGTGCCTGCAAATGCAGCAACGATCCCAGCAAGTGCAGCAAGGATCGCGCCGGCAATAGCTTGTTTCTGTTTGGTGGTCATGGAGCCTCCGCGCAAGTGCGCTGGCCCCATTGTATTATCTGCGCCGCAATGTCCGCAAGTGCCCGTCAAGCGACTGCAACATGCTATTGATGCGAGACAATTCCGCAGCGGTGAACGTGTCGCGGTCCTCTTGGCGTTTGAATCGTTCCTGTAGCCAGACCTTGTGCGCTTCCTGCGAGGCCGTCAGTTTCTCGCCCATGTCAGCCGTATGAGTCGACACAATCGCCCGCACCTCGGTACGGTTTGGCACGTCCAGCTTCTCGATCGTCTCTGCCGCGCTGGCTTCCGCTGTGAGGCTTGCCATGTCGCTAGCTACCAACTTGGTCCCGCCCGCACCTGCAACACCGCCAGCCATTGCCGTAAGCGCCATTGCAACGAGGGACTTTGGTCCGCTGACGGTGAATGTAGCCTTCTTGTCTGTCTCCGGCATCTGACCCTCCCTTCGATCGGAAATACTAAGGCCAATCAGGGTCAAAATCAAACGGTGTCAGGGACCATACGGTAGCGTTATCAATCCAACAAACAACGGCGGTTGCAGTGTCATTGCCGACGATCTCGATCGCCCGCGCCTTCTGTGCTGCCGGCGAATCGTCAATCTGCTGAGAAGTGACCGCCAAAACCGGACCCGTCGCGGTCACGTCCATCGGGTCAGTGTCCAGCGTCCAAGGCGAGGCAACCGCCAAGATGATGTTTGCGCCGGTCAGTCCGCCGTCAGCCGACGCAATCTGAACCGGAGACGGTGGACGCCCGCCCGTGGGCGCGCTGTTGCCCCCTACAGCTGCGATGTCGTGACGAGTGTGGGGAGTTGTTATCTGCACCCAATACCGCCCGCCCGTGGGCTTTGTGGCGATTCTGGCGCAGCCGGTGTAGGGGTGCGTCGCAAGCGTCAAGGGTGCGCTGTCGACCGTCCGCAGAATTGCAGACGTTGCAACCGGCGCGATCTGCGACGTGGCAAACGGTGACGCGACAAACGGGTTGCCAATCTCGTAGGGTCTGGCCATTGCTACTCCGTCAACCAGCCGTGGATGCTGTAGACCGTGGTTGTACTGCCAACCAGCCATACCAGCACGTCAGCGAATCGCATCACGCCGCCGCCTTGTGCAACCAGGGCAATGCTGTCTGTTTGGATCGTGCCGTCCATGTCCAGTTCCATAGACCCGCCCGCAATAGGCTGCCCGTCAGCCGGCACCTGTGTGATACGCAAAACCTGCCCGCTGTTGCTGCCGATAGCCGCAACAAACAACGCCGCAGAGTCCCGCGCACCCATCCAGATACGGCACTTTGCAATCACATGGTTTGCCGTGGTTGACGGCGTTTGGCCGTAGGTCGACGACTCCGGTTGAACGTAGGAAAGCGCCGCCTGATACCTTTGACGTAGTGCGTTGCAGTTGCGGGTAACGCGGTTGACCATTTCCGTATTGACTGGCGGTTGGTCGCCGTTCTCTAACAGCCCGTCATCATACGCCACAAAGCCCGCTTGCTTGCCTGTGGTTGTGATGGTGTCGTCAAACGGTGCGGCTATCAGGTGGTGAACGGTGTAGTTACCCGTCGACGCGGTGAACTTCCAGCGCAAAGCCACGGCATTAGCCGGAATTGGAGCGTTGAAGTTTACGGGGCCAAGTCCGTTTATACTGGCGCTGTTACTGCCGAGGCTGGTCCAAGTAGTGCCCGCGAATGATACCCAAGCGGTTGCGTATTCCACAACAAGATCAATAATCGCCGCTGTAGACGTAAAGACAACCGCCGTGAAGTCGTGCTCAATGCCCTGCGCCGCAGCCGCTGGCAACGGCGTAACGTACCGCTGGTTGATGCCGCTAGACGTAAACGACTGCGATGGGCAAACGTCAACCAGTGGCGGAGAAAAGTACTTCCAAAGGTGGTTGCAGTTGGACAGCGCCGCCACAACCGGACGGGCTGCCATTGGCGTTTTTACCAGTTCATAAGGCTGTAGCACGTCCAGCGTTGACGGGATTGCGATGGTCACGGTCTAGCCCTCCCAATAAGTCCCGTCGTCGACGTGCGCGTGCCCGTCTTGCCAAGTGCTGCCGTCGCCGCTTGCAAGGTCGGGGAAAGTCAGCCAGCTGTCAGCGGTGAGCGTCGCCGTGCTGCTGTCGACCGTCAGCCGCACCGCATCGCCCGCAAGCGCCGCCGCGCTGATAACCAGCGACCCGCCGCCACCTTCCGCAACGCCGGGCTCATAGTGTAGCAAGGTTACGGTTCCGCCTGACTGCGCCAGCATGTTCTGGATGTATTCCAGCACCTGCACATAGAGATTTTGCACGTCCGCAGGCTGCGCGATGTCGACCCAGCCAACGTCAGACGCGCCGCAGGACCACGCCGGAGACAACGCCGCCGCTACTTGGTCGCCGTCCAGCAACAGGGTCGCCGTCTGTACGCCCGTTCGCAGGTTCCGCAGCAGGCCGGAGATCCGCGCATTGCCGGTATAACCAGGAGTGCCAGCCGTAGGCGACCACAAGCCGGGGTGCGTCACGTCCAGCGCCAGTGAGTCACCGACAACGCAGGGCAGCCACGGCGGTAGCCGCACGGTCGCCGCTTGACCCATGCGGTCTACAGACAGCAGGCTTTGACCGTAGGCAAGCGCCAGTGCAACAAGGCTGTCTCGGTCGCCCACAGGGACGCGCAAGGTCCATTCTGACGGTCCCTCAATGGCCACGCTGGACAGGTCTTGAACGGTGACGGGTTCGATGTCGTCGCCGGCTTCCAGCGTCACGCGGTTGGGAGGTCGCAGCCGTTCGGTGGTCTTTGCCGGTTCCTCTGCATATCCGATCAGGTCGTCGTCGTCGACAGTGCCAACCCAATCAGACCCGCCCGGTCCTGTGCTGACCAGCCTAAAAACCATCCGGTCGTCATAGGGCACAAGCGCGATTGCCTGCCGCCGCAGTGCCAACAGTCCGCCCAAGAAGTCGGCAAGGTTGATGCGCTCTGGCAGGGCTGATAGCGTGGTTATGGCATCGTCGCCCAAGCCGTCAAGCGTGCCGGGGTCGGCGCCCGGATCGTCGCCGGCTGTAAAGACCAGCTGGTCTGGCTGGATTGCGTAGCCCTGCGACTGCGACAAGGCATCGTATCCGCCTCCCGCGCCTGCAATGCCGGTGGACAGCAGCACGGTGTAGGCGAGTTCGGGCAGCGTGTAGTTAGCCAGCGCCGCGCCGATGGTGACGGTTGCGCCAACCAGGTTAGACGGCAAAGCGCCGCCAAACTTGCCCTTGAGCGCGTACAGAAACAGCCGACCATCGTCTGCAAGGACCGACTCGCACAGCGCCTTGTAGCCCTTGTCTCCTACCTGCAAACGGCACTCGGTCGCGGTGCTGAATGTTGGATTGTCCAGCCGGACAAAGGCGCAGGGGGATGGCTGGTAGGCTGGCGTGGCTGGCCAAGTCGGCGTAGAAATCACATTGGCCCGCCGCAGGTCACCATCGTACCACTGGACAACTGCCGAGGTCGTCAACGAATCGGTGAGCCCGTAGTTATGCGGCATGTTTTCCCACGGCGTAAAGCCCGACGCGGCGCTAAATCCGCCGCCAGACCATGACACCGTGTAGCGGTACACATGAAAGGCATTGTCGTACAACAGCGGAATCCGCAGCTGGAACCCGACCCACATGGGTTCAATAGTCGGGTAGGTGTCGATGTAGGTGTTGCCGACGAGCGCCGTTACTGCCGTGTTCCACGCGCTCCGAAGCTGCTCGGCAAACGATGACCAGTCAATGATGGTTGGACCCGTAAGCCCTGTGAACGGCGACACGTCAAAGCTGAAGCTAAAGCCGGGGCTGCCGCTGTTGTGCTTGCCTTGGATGGTCAGTGCCAACTTGAGGTCAGGATAGGCGACGCACCCGTCTTGCGACTCGACCACGCCCGTAGACACCCCCACAATCTCGCGCTCTAGCACCCGGTCTAGGCTCTGCGCTGTCAGGGCAAAGCCGTCCCGCTGCCGCAGGGGTTCCGCCTCAATCTCGCCGCGGAACACCTCGATCGGCGTCGTGTCCGCAAAGCCGTAGGGGTCAACCGGATAAGCTGACAGCAGGCATCGCCGCCCGCGCCACTGGTAGGGCCGATCGGTGCAGACGTAGCCCGCGGCTGACTCGTAGATGCGCTGGACGCTTGTGCTAGTGCGGTTGCAGCCGGTAAAGGTCGTTCCGGTCTTGCCGCTGTAGCTAAAGGTTTCGTGACCTAGAAAGAACGTGCCAGACGCCGGCCAGCCTGTGGTGTCGTCGACGTTGCAGGTATCCGCGTCGCTCTGGTAACTGGCTGTCAGGCGGGCGATCAGGGACGGCGACCGCATGTAGCCGCGGACAGTCGCCGTGTCGCGCAAAACCACGGACAGCGCCAGACCCGCGCCGATGCCGCGTTCCCGGTCAATCTCCACTCCGACATCGGCGCTGTCGTCAATGGACAGGCTGCCGTCACCAGTTAGGAGACCTTGCAGCCGTTCCACAAACTGGACCGGGATTCCGTCGACTTCCAGCGCGTAGATGGTGGACCAGCCAAAGGCCAGCCCGCCCCAAATACCCGTGTAAGCGCCGGCCTCTACCGTTGCCGAGTCGGCCACTACCAGCACCAGACGGCGGACTAGAAACTGCTCCTTCTGGCCCATGGTCCGCATGTCGGTTTCGTCGACGACAAACCCTTGCGCCAGTACCGTTGCGCCTTCAGTGATGGTGATGTAGCCAGACGTTGCCCACGCCGTCAGTCTGGCGCATGACTCGCCCCTGGCTATCAGGTCAACCGTCTGCACGCGAATCTGCGTCCAAGTCGTGGCAACCGCCTGCCCGTGCCGGTAGCGGGTCAGCTCTGCCCGGTCGATAACGCGCACGGGCTCGGGCTCTGCGCCTGTGATTGGCACGATGCCGCCCGGTCCAGCCTCTGCGGTGTAGGACGTTCCAGCAAAGTCTTGGTCAGTCGCAAATCCTAACAGCGCCTTGACATTGCCGCCCATGTAAAAGTCAAACGTCGTCGAGCATGACACGGTAATGCGGTCAGTCGCCTCGCTGTAGACCAGTAGCACAGTTTCGCCGCTTTGCGTCGACAGGTCTGTGGACCAGTAGGCAAGCAGGTCAGTAAAAGACTGTACCGCGTTTGCTGTCGACGAATACGAAACCGAGGCAATAACAACCTCAACTTGCCCGTCCGCAGTTGCGCCCGGCTTGCTGTAAATGTGTGACTCGACATAAGCGGTCAAGGTGGCCTCACAGTGGATCGGCGCCAAGTTCCAGTGCGACCCGCCACAGACTAACACCTGCCCGCGTTTGCGTCATTGGCCCGATCGCGACTTGGCGCCAAGTGCCGTAGGCTGTTGGGGTGCCGCCCGTGGACTCTTGCAGAATCCAGCCGCGCCGGGGTGACGTTGCCGCCTTGAGCAGGGCTTGCAGTGCGTTGCAGTCGTCCAGTGGCATAATGGCCTCTGCCGTCCAAGCAATCGCGCCCAACCCTGTTGCACCCGGTCGCGCCGGTCCGGTGTTGCTGGCGTCGCCCATGAACCCTTGCCGGTGCCACTGCTTGACCGTCCAGCCGTTGGGTGGCCAGACGTTGATCGGGTAGGCGTTGTTGGCTGCGTCTGCAAGCCCCTCAAACGCCGCCGATTTGGTCACGGCGTCAAACTCGACATCGTACACAAGCCCGAACTCCACCGCGCCCGCGCCGGATGCAAGAAACGTGCGCATCCACGTCACAGAAGCCGTCACAGGCGCCCAAGGTCTGGCGCCGTCTGCAATCCACGCCGCAAGCTCGCTGTAGGCCGTGTACGGGTCCGCAACGTCTGCGCTGGGTGTCCAGACCTCAGTGTCAAGCCCAAGCGTTACAGACACCGTTGCCGATGACCATGCGTAGCCCGTGCCCATGCGTTGCCCGTCAAACTCGACGCACAGTGCCATTACGCCCCCGCCTTGACCGTGTAGCCGGTGCCCTTGAGCGACTTGAGCGCCTTGTTGACGTTCTGGCCAACTTGCTGCGGGGTGCCGATGATTGCGCCCTGGACGTTGATGGTGATTGGCCGATTGTCAGCCGTGCCAGCGGGAGCCATGGACTGCCCGCCGCCGCCACCGCCACCGCCTGACGGTATCTGCGGGGCGCTTGTGCCGGCTGCAATCGCGAACTGTGCAGCCGCGGCAATGCCGGCAATCAGCTGCGGGATGCCTGCGGGACCGGACTTGGCTACCGCATACAAGCCCTCCGCGACTGCCAGCGTCGCCTTGACGCCCGCTGCCGCAAGCTCTGCGCCCTCGACAATGGACAACGCGCTGACGGCGGAATCTGCGATCTGGAAGCCCAGCGCAATCTGCTCGTCTGCCTGCTTCTGTTTGCGCTCCGACTGTTCGGTGACGCGCTTGCGCTCCAGTGTGTCCAGCCGGGTCAGCAGCGCCATCTGGCGGTTGGCCGCGTCAGCCGCGCCCCTGCCAAGGTCCAACTGTACCGCGGTAAGCTCCTGCGTCAGCCGGCGCCGTTCCCGCAGGTATTCCAGCTGCGCCTTCTGTTCGGGGTCAACCGACGCATCGATCTGCGCCTGCTCAAGCTGCGCTTGCGATTCCGCCAGACTTGCTTGTGCGTCGCGCTGTAGCTTGACCTGGAATTGAAACTCCCGCCCGTAGGCGTTCAACCGGTCAACTGCCCTCTTGGCGAAGTCGGCTGACACGCGCTCGACTTCTTGCGCTTGCCGCAGCCGTTCGGCCTCTGCCTTCTGGCGGTTGGCTGCCGCCTTCGCTGCGCGTGCCTCGCGCTTGCTGGCTTCGCCAGCCTCGTAGGTGTCAGCCTCTTTTTTGTTTTGGTAAAGTTTATCCTCTAACTGAATCCGCTTTTGCGCCGCCGCGTTTTGGCGGTTGACTGCATCCTCTAGTTCCTTAGCGCCTTTGGCTGCGCCAGCCAAATCGCCGCGACTGCGCATGACGGCCACCTCGGCCTGCAACCGCAACCGTTCCGCCGCCGCTTTGTTTAGGTCGTGCTCTGTTTCCAACAGCTGCTTGCGCAACCGGATGGCTTGCTCGTCTGTGCGCTGTCGCGTGTCTGCGATGCGGCTGATTTCAACCTCTTCACGCTGCGCAACCAGTATGGCATCAAGTTGCGAGTCTTTGGTCTGCGTCGCAACAATCTGCGACCGCATTGCCGCCTCTACCAGATAGCCCGATGTCTGCACTTGTTGCTGTTTTAGCCCCAGCAATTCCCGCGCATTGGCGATCGCTATCTGATCTTGGCCTTCCATGGACTTGAGTAGTGCGATCTGCGCCGTGTTGGCTGCAGTCAGGTCTTGCGCCACCTTGGCCTGCGCTTGCTCCACTGATAGCCGCTGCTCTGCCGCCATGACTAGCGCCGGGTCTAGCCCTGCCCGCTTGGCCATTTCGGCGGTGGACTGCCCGATAACGACCAACTCTGCCTGCTGTGCCTGTAGCGCCTTCTTGCGGTTTTCTTCTGCCTGCTGGTAGTAGTAGGCAACGCCAGCCGCGACAGCTGCCGCCGCAAGCGCGATGGGGCCAAACATACCGGGCAGCCCCTTGAGCACACCCTCGATACCGCCGAACCTGTCAGCGACTTCGCCAAGTGGGCCGCCCATGCCGCCGATGATGTCCTTGAGGCCAAGCAGACCGCGTTCCATGTCGCCGGACTTGTCAGCCGCGCCCTTGAGCTTGTCGCCAAGTTTGGCCGCTTGACCTTCCGCCTCTTGAATGGCTTTGCCGGCGCGGTTCTCGCCTTCAAATACGATCTTGCTTACAACGACAGCATCAGCCATGGCTATTCCTCACTTTCCGCTAGCTGCCGTTCACGTTCCTCTGCCTGCCGGTGGCGGATAGACCGCAGCGCCGACGACACCCACATACTATAGCCGTGGGGCCAGCCGTGCAAAGGCGCAATCTCAGCAGAGAAATGCAGTTCACTGACGACTTGCCACCACGGCGTAGACAGCAGGGCAATCGGGCAGGTGGTCCACAGCCAATCGCCGTCACCTGGTATCGCAATCTCTGGCGCCTGCGTGCATTGCGAGCCCTTGCACTTGTGCCTGTGCGCGTACCGCTGGACGTATTGCAGCCGCACGGCGACGTAAGCCAGCCCTGACAGCACCTCGGACCAGCCAACCTGCCGCCCGTCTAGGCTGCGGGCTGGCGTGGGGCCAAAGGGCCAACGGTCACCGCCGTAACTAGTGCGGCAATGGCGTGAATCGCGCCCCATGACAGGTCGCTGGCCAGGTTAGGCATGGCGCCGTTGATGCCCTTGAGGCCCTTGGTGACGATGGCAAGCGATTGATCGGCGCCGTCCAGCCCGCGGACTTCGGCCCATTCCAGCGATGACAAGGGCCGCACCTCAAACACTTCTGCCGCGCCAGTGTCGGGGCCGGCACACAGCCAGTCCTCCCCTACTGCGCCGCGGCAAGTGTCGGTGAGCCCAAGCGCGTCAGCCTGTGACCTGTGGATGACTCTGAGTGTCTGTGTGGTCTGAAATACAAGCATGATGCGCCCCTCCCAAGGCGACTAGGCCCAAGCCAGCATAAGCACGCTGTTTTGCGGCGCAGTGTCGGATGAAGTGCCGTCGCCAAAGAAGTCTACAACGCCCGGCTTCGCCTTGACGGCGATGTAGACCCGCCCGCCGATGTCCTCCATCTGCGGTTCTTCTGTGATCAGCAGCGTGGCCATGGCAAACGAGAAGATGTTCCCCGCCGCGCTGCCAACGTATCCCAGCAAGGTGAAGTAGGTCTCATTGGCAAAGCGGGTCTGCCAAGGGTCGTTGCCGTCAGTGATGGTGTCCGCGCTGTCGCGGGGCACCGAGAACGACACAGACAGCTGGCGGTTGACGGTATTGACAGCCGACACGCCTTGCAGCCCTGAGAAGCACTTGACAGGCTGCACGTCGATTGCGATGTCCAGTGTCAGCTTCTCAAACCCGCAGGTTACAGCGGTGTCTACCGTCAACCGACCGCCGAACGCGCCCGCAAGTGGCTTGAGCACCTTGTAGTCGTCATCGGGCAGTGTGACCGCGCCGCCCGTGGTCTTGCGGTAGAAGTCTCCGTAGGCGCCGTACGTCATTTCCACCATCGGGACCATGCCGGCTTCCATGGTGAGCTTGATCGACTTACACACGGCGCCGATGGCCACGTCATTAAAGTTGGCAGACCGACCCTTGATGAAAAAGGTGAGCGGAACCTGCTCGTTACCATTCAGAGTCGCCGTTGCGCTGGGCAGAATGCTGTCGCCTGACAGTGCTGCTTGACTCCATGCCTCTGCCAAGTCCACGTCGTCGGTCGATACGCTTGCGACCCAGCCAAGCTGGCGCAGTGCGTTGGTTGACGGCACGCCGATAGCCAACAGGCTGCCGGGCAGGATGCCGGCACCAAGGCCCGCGTCCAGTTTGACCAGGCTGGTCGTGCTAGACGCAACAACAGCACCCGCGTCGTAGGTCTCGTTATACAAGCCCACGCCGTTGCGCAGGTTGGCCGCGCTGGCGATGCTCGCGTTGCGGCTGCCAAGGGCATTGGCCAACAAGACCGCAGCGGGGCTGGTCGTCTGGTTGGTGTCGCCCGGTGTGCTGGTTGACGGGTTGTACCCGGTCTTGAGCATGGTAAGCGGAAACTTGATGCTGAACTCGGAACCCTGCCGAACGCCCGTTACCGGACCCTTACCGGCGCCGACTTGGCCAACAGCGTAGTCCAGATCCGCAGACTCGCGCCCGCGCTTGGGAATGGCTACCTCGCAGGCAAACACGGTTAGGTCGGTGGACGCCTCTGTGACCAGGTCGGACTGGCCGGCGAACGTCACGCTTTTGTATGCCCATGCTTGCACTGCCATGATTCACCTATCCTTCAGAGAGTTGCACCAGCTTGGCCCGCTGTGCAGACGTGAAATTGTTGGGGTTGTACTGTTCGCCCTTGAGCGCCGCAAGCTGCTTCTGCTGCTGCGTCAGTCCAGCCCACTGCGACAATAGCACAATTTCGCCGCGGCGTGGTGCCAGTACGTTGATCCGGTGTTGCAGCCAAATGCGCCCAGCCTTGTAGCGGTTGTCGACCTGATTCGGAGTGGCCACGCGCTTATTCCGACTTTGCCTCTTACCGCCTTTGGTCATGTACTCGATACGGGTTCTGTCAACCAAGCCGCGCCCCATGGACTTACCAACAAACTCAGCCGTCAGCGTTCTGCCGCTGGTCCGCACTTCTGCGCCGCGCCACATGCCGCCCGTCACAACGTAGGAGCCCACACGGGACTTCAGCCGCTTGTGGAACACGTCCTCATTGAGGTGGCCAAGGGTCGACACGCCAGCCGCCTGCGCGTACTGCTTGGACAGCGTGACCGGCGCTCGCTTGCGGTAGCCGGGGAACATGTTGTCGTCGCCAAGTTCGCCGCGTTCCATGACGCGCTTCTTGAGCCCGATCAAGGCAGCTGCGCCAGCCTGCAAGATTGGCATCGCCTCCGATCTTTGGAAGGCATCGCTGCTTTGCTTTTTGGTCATGCGGGCTAGCACGTCGTCGACGTAGAACGCCACGATCCCGCGCTTGCCCAATCGCTCAAGCCGTGACAGTGCCATGCTAGACCCCCACAACGTAGGAGACTTGGCCCTGACCTGTGACGGTGCAGACGGCGACAGCACGCCGCGCTTGCGTCTCCGAGGTGCCTACGTCTGCGTCCCGCGTGTACCTGACCCAGCCGTCAACCATGGTGCCTAGCGTCGGGTCTGACAAGATGGCGTTGGCTACCTCGTCCATAAGATCCATGGCCACGCCACACAGCGGGTCAGTCGTGCCGGTGACGTGTAGCTCAATCTGGATGTCGAACTCACTGGCAAAGTTGGGGGCACCGCAGGCCCAGCCGTTGAGTTGGCCGCGCTCTCCAACGACATAGACCACCAGACACGGGATCTGCGCTGGCGGGATTGCTTGGATGCGGGTGGGGAACACGCGGGTTCCAACAGCTGCCGCAATCGTGTTGTCAGCCAGCAACACGGCCACAACCCGGTCGCGAATCTCGCCCAGGTTTGTGCCGGTTCTGGCCACTACAACACCTCGATCAGCAGTAGGTCCGCGTCGCCTTGCCCGTCTACCTGTACGTCCCTGACCTCGTAGTCAATGGCCTGAGTCGTCAGCAAGTCGCCTTGTGCCGGCACTGTGTCCATGTCAGCAAGGCGCACAGTCAAGCGGATTTCGGTCGTTGACTCATTGATCTTGGACTGCCCGATCCGCTCTTGCACATGCACTACGTCACGCACGGCGCGGAAAGTGTAGGGGCTGCCGACCTGCGGCGTGTAGGTTACAGACTGACCAAAGGTCGTCCGTACTGCCACGTTCGCAAGGTCGGCTAGCCCCCAACTCATAACCGCTACCTCTTAGCCAACGTCAGCCGGCCAGATCTTGATGGCCAACGTCGCACCGGACGCGCCGGGGTCGGCGGACAGGTGGACCACAGCGTTGCCGCCCGTGGCGATGGCTCGGGAAACGGCGACCTCGTTGGTCATGTCAGCCGTCTGCGTCACTTGGCAGTGATCGCCGTTGGCCGCGCCGGTCGGCAGCGCGACGGTACCAGTCACCGAGGCGCTGGCAATCGTCAGGCTGGCAGACAGCGGGTTGCTAGCACGCCACTTGGCCGCGCCGTCCGCGTTGTCAACGCAGACCCAGCAAACGCCCTGGTAGATCCACTGCGAGCCAGCGGTGTAGCCGAGGGTCACATCGTCGGTCACAGCCGGACGGGCTGCGCCTGCGAGGTTGTTCTTGACGGCGCCGGTCGGCTGCAAGGACGGAACCAAGCGCACGCGCACGGTGGTCGCGGCAGACAATGCCGCTTCGGTGGCGTAGCCGATGCAGGGCAGCGCGGGGTTGTTCTCTGCCCGGTCGCTGGTCTCCGCGTCGAAGTACACCGGGGCGCCCTGATCGATGGCGTAGCCGGCTTCCTTGGGCACGTCAAACACGCCCTCTACGGCGATGGCCGCTTGTGCGCCGCTGGCAACGTCGCCAATCACGACGCCAACCAGCGATCCTACAGCAATCACTTCGTTGCTGGTCAGGTTCGCGCCTGCGGTAACATTGATGGGGCTAGATCCCCCGCGTCCAATAGTAGCCATGATGTTGTCTCCTGTTCCGGTTCCGGTGTCAGTGGTAGGTCTGGTGTGGCTGCCGGTTAGGCGTAGGGGTTCTTAGCCATGCCGCGCCAGTCAGCGACCGTCGCACCAAAGAACTCATCAACGACCAAGGTCATCGACAGGTCCAGCTGGTCAAGCACCTGACGCATACGCGGGCCGGGCTGCTCTTGGAGGTAGCCGTAGTAAATGCCGCAGTTGGCTGCCAGCAAGTACCACGGGCTGTTTCCGGCCTCGTTCAAGCGGGGCTCGGCCAAGATCTTGAACTTCTGGATGCTGGCCGGAGCCGCAGCCGTCGAGCCGATCAGATTCGGGCTGATGATTTGCTCGGCCAGCGTCTCGTAGTCCGAGGGGACCAGCAAGAAGCGGGGCTCGGCGTAGACGCGCTGGGTCGTGCTGCCTTCTTTCAGCTGGCTGCGGATCAGGTTCCGCAGTTCGCCAATGGTCGTGATGCTGATCGCGCCAGCCGAGCCCAGGTTGTTGTGGGCGCTGCTGAACACGTCGTTGCCGTCAGACATCGCCGGGTTGTTCAAGAAAAGATTGAATACAATCTGCTTCTCGTTGGCTACGGCGGTTTCGCCCATGCCAGCCAGCGTCCGCATCACGGCGCCGATGTCGTCGTTGATGAAGATCTCTTCAGTCAACCGGACGCCAGCGGTGTACTTCGCGCAGCTGTAGGTCTCGCCGCGGTCTGACACAGTGCCGTAAACGATGCTGCCGCCTTCCGGTGTAGCAACCATGCTCGGGAACGCGCCGGTAGCAACCAGCTTCTCTTCCCGCAGGCTGTTGAAGTCCTGGCGGGTGGCGAACTCGTCAAACAGCTTGGGCTCGGCGTTGTAAGCCTGCATCAAGGTCTTCTTGCCCAGGAACTCAAGCGCGTTGGGGAAATCGCTGACGGTGTGCGGGGCAACGCCGGCACGGTGGGTCAAGGACGCCTGAAACAGTTCGCGCTTGCTCAAGCCCTGCGTCGAGATGCCGCGGGCTTCCAAAAACTGGCGACCCAAACCGGAGATGCTGGTTTCGCGGACCAGTTCGCGCATGCGCTGCGTGGGCTCGCGGATCAGGCCGGCGCGGAACTCAAGCGCATCGGTCAAGGCGCCAAGTTGGTCGTCTTGGCCGCTGCGGGTCATGTCGACGCGGTGCGTGCTGACCTGAGCCGTGGCAACGTCAGCCGTCACGGCGCGTTCCATCACCTTGGCGGCCGCAGCCTCGTAGGTGTCGGTCTCAGCAAGGATCTCGGTCACGACCGAATCAGCCAGCCGGAACTTGGCAGCCGCGGCGCGGACCTTGTTTTGACGGTCGGTTTCGGCGGCGCGGATCGCCTTGAGGTCGGGGGCGGGCTGCGCGACAGGCTCGGCAACCGGGGTTTGTGTCTGGCTCATGCCGGTGTTCTCCTGCCGCTGTTGCGGCTGTGCTGCGCTGCGGGTAGATGCGCCCGCGTCAAAGGGAATCGCCACAAATGACACTTCCCAAGGGGTCCAGTTTCGGGCAATGCGCCGCTCAATCTGGCCTTCTTCTTTGATCGATTCCTCGGTCTCTACCGTGTAGCCGACCGACAGGCTGTGAATCACGCCGTCGCGGATGTCCTGGACATAGCCCGTCATTTCTGGCCGGCTGGACAAGCGAGCCCGCACGATGACCGCGCCGTTCTCGATCTTGCCTTCCAGCACGCGACCGATGACGTTTTCAACCTCGGCATCGTGGTCAAGCAGGACTGAACCAGCGTTGATCAGGCGCTCAAGATTGCAGCCGGCAACGTCCAGCTCTTCGACGTACTCGCGACCCGTTGACCAGTCCCATCGCTTGCCGGGGGCGCCTGTGCTGATGCACAACTCGATCTCGCGGGTGGCGTCATCCCAAGTTTGAGGCATGACCCGCGTGTGCAATACACCCGCTGGCGTGTGGCGCTTCAAGTTTTGGGGCTGCTTGGTCGGCATAGGTCAAACCTCAGTTGCAAGGGTGCGGTATAGTTTCTGCCTATGTCAAGGGCTGTTTTCAGTCTGCGGTCAATTTTCAGTCGCTGGTGAAACTTTGGCACCTGCCACCATCTTGATCGCTACGTCTTTGGCGATTGACGGAAACGCCGTGGTGATAACCGTGACCGCAGCATCCTCGTCTAGCTCGCCCGCTGACACGCTGGCCAGCACGGCAAGAAGCGCGGTGACTTGGGCGCCGTTTAGACCGACGCCTCTGGACTCGTCCGCGGCATTGTCGCCGCTGTCTGTCGCTGGGGTATCGGCTGTCACTGCCCCCCCCCATTCACGGGCTCATCTCCGGGTGACGTTTGGGCAGGCTGGCCAAGCCATGCGAACGGCAATCCCGCCCGCTGCGCTGCCTCCATGTCCAGCTTCCATTGTGCCAGCACGTCCAAGTAGTCACCGCCGTGCTCTGCGACGACTTGCGACGGTGACGCGAATCCGTTAGCCACCGCCAACACGTCCGCCTTTAGCTCTTTCTCTCGGTCCAGTTCCTCGAACCGCGGGCAGTGCCATTTGACAGGTACGATTGCCGGCACGGTCGGGTCAAGCACGCCGAGCGCCTCGACAAACCACGCCCAGACTTGCTGACAAACCAGCGGGATCACCACCTGCCGTTGCAGCATCATGATCAGGCGCCGGAACTCAAGATCGCCGGCTCTATAGCTGGAATAATTGACCTTGGATAGGTCTTTGGTTAGGCGCTCGTAGGGCAGCCGCATACCTGCCGCGATGTTGCGGTGTTGGGTTGCAATGTACGAATCGTACTGCGCGTTGTTGGCAGGCTGGCTGAACTTGATGTCTTTGCCGCCTCGCAGGATGGCGACTTGGCCGGGCTCCATGCGGTCAAGAACTGCGCCGTCCGAACTTTCGACGCTTGGACCCATGCCCTCTTGATCGCTGTCTGTGCTGTATGACTCATCGCCGGGAATAACAAACGCCGTGACGCACGCCTCGGTGCGCTTGCGGACCCGTTCGGCTGCCTCGTATGACGCCAGATCCCACAGCGTTCGCATCACTGGCGTAACCCACGGGATACCGTGGACTTGGCCGGGGCGCTCTGGAAAGGTTAGATAGGCGCAACGCTCGGCTTCCACAAACAAGCTGCTGTAGGTCGGGACTGGCAGCGTCGGCATCGTCTCGCCCGGATGCTGGCGGTATAGCCAGTACCCTGTGCGCCGCCCAACCGCGTCAAACTCCACGCCCATCGTGGTATGCCCGCCCGATTCGGTCGGGTAGTTTTTCCACAGGTCGCAGAAGTCGGACTCAAGCGTTTGCAGTTGCAGCGGGACCGCCAGACCGTCAGACAGCCGGCGCGGACGTTTGCGGACGAACACGCCGCCAGACTCTAGCCAGCCGCGGACCCACAGGGCTTGCAGTGATGCCCAGGTTCTATCGTGCGCCACGTCCAGCTGTCCGCCTTCCCAGCGGCGCCAGTGGTCCATGATTTTCGCGTCAAGCCGCGGATCGCCCGTCATGGCCTGCGGGTGGATGCCTGTCCCGATGATGGCTGACACCAGCGACTGGATACCCGACACTGCAAGCGGGTTGTTTCTCAGCAAGTCCCGGCTGCGATTGCGCAGCGTGGGCAGGTCCATGTAGACCTGCGGATTTGCCGAATCGCCCGCTGGGTTCCAGTCGCCAAGCAACCGCCCCATGTCGCCGCCCTCGTAGCTGCGCTTGCGGGTCGGTCGGGTCTTGCGATTGGCTACGGGTGCCGGCGCGGGTTGCGCGACAGACAGTGCAGCGCGGGGAGCGGTAGCGGCTGGTTTGCGGGTGCGTGCCATGCTGCTAGCTCCTTGGCCGGGTGCGTCGGAACTCGACATAGTGCGCTTGGGGCCGTCCAGCTGAACCGTTGGCGATCTCCCACTGCATTCTGTCCCGCAGTTTTAGCATTTCATTCAGGCTGTTGTAGGTAACGGTCTTGCCATTGTGGCTGACGGTCCGAGCGCCGGATGCAATGGCAGCCTCTAGCGCGGTAAGGTCGGTTGTCGTCCAAGCCATGTTACCGCCACAACTCGCTGCGAAACTTGCGCTTTGCTGGCGCTACTGGTTTGGGAGCCGGCGCCAACAGGGGAGGGCTCTGCAGCGCCGGCTCCACAGGGGCAGTATGCACAGCAGACGCCCGCGGTGCAACATCCGATAGTTTGAGCCTATAGCCAGACCGCAAAAGGCCGTGCAAAGCCGCGTAGGCGTACACAAGCAAGTCCCATGACTCGTTGCGCAAGCCCTCGGTCTTGACCCAGCCTATTGTTTTGGCGCCTGTTTTTTTGTTGGTGTATTCCACGCGGCGCTCGGTTGTCATCTGCTGGCACCAGTCGCGGGTACACCATGGCGCAACGGGGAGGTGCAGCGTGCCGGCTCCGCCCGGTGGACGTTTCAGCCGCTGGTACAGCGCCTGCTTGGCTGCGTCGTGTCTGACCAGGTACAGCTTGCCCAGCCCGCGCTTGACCGGCTGGGGCTTGGCTGGCCACAGGTCGCCCATTCCAGCCATGCCTTTGATCGCCCAACGCTTGGCGCCGTGACGCTGCCGGCAGTAGTCGTAGACGACTTGGGGCAGGTAGCCGGAGTCAACCGCCGTCGCCATGACCCGCAGATCGGTTCCATCTTCCCGCCGATAGGGCCGGTCAAGCATGGCGTCGACCTCGGACCACACAAGCGGGTTGGCCGGGTCGCCGTTGATGACTGCCGTCTGTATGGCCCAACCCTCTTCGCCCGCGCCCCAGCCCCATACGCCGACCTCTAGCCGGTCGAGCTGTACGTCGACGGAACCCGTCAGGACCGACACGCCCGCGGGTACATCGGCGCGCCC